ATGGTCCTGAAGGGCCAGGCGGGCGAAAAACTTCTGGAAAGCTGTGACGCCGAGCGCGCGCCCGTCGCCAAGCAGATCGTAACCCGCGCGAACCAGTCGATCGGCGAAACCGGCCCGATCTTCGATGCGCTCGGGATGGATGGCGGCGTCGATCCCGTCCAGATGCAGAAGAATCTCGAAGCGCGCTGCAATACGACTCCGGCGGCCGAGAAACAGCGCGAGGCCATCCGCAAGGCGATCGCATTCAAGAAATACGAGTTCGATGCGCACGGGGTCGAGATGAACCAGCGCTACCGCTCAGCGGCGATCGTCACCGACGGTCAGATCGAGCCGAGCTTTGAGCTCGATGCAGAGCTGCATTATCAGCCAACCGCATGGCCCGGCGCGCCCCTGCCGCATGCATGGCTTTATCGCACGGGCGGGCAACGGGTCTCCACGCTTGATCTCTGCGGGCACGGGCATTTCACAGTGCTGACGGGGCTCGACGGAAAGGCCTGGATCGAGGCGACACATGCGCTGGCTCAAGAGCTCGGGATCGCGATTGAAGCGCATCTCATCGGGCCACGCCAGCCCCATGCCGATCATGCCGGGGATTGGGCGCGGCTGCGCGAGATTTCCGATAGCGGCTGCTTGTTGGTGCGCCCGGACCACCGTGTCGTCTGGCGCGCCAATCGCCTGACCGATGCGCTTCAGGCTGACCTGCGGCGCGTGCTCTCTGCGATCCTCGATCGCAAGTAGTAAAGCACCTCTCCCGCGCGGCGCGACAGAACCGCGCGGGAACCCTCAACTCCCGCAGGCATCCGATCAGGAAGGGGAAGCATCGCGGTGCGGGCATCGGCAAAGATTACTTCGCGTGGGTGCTCCGCACCGTAATCGGTACGGGCTTGCCCTCCCGTCGAAACAGGCTCTTACCACAACCGAACTCCCGCCGATCGTTTCCTCGCGATGCGCGTTCCAGACGTCCACGACTCCAATTCCCCTGATCTTTTGCCGACCTGTCACGAGACGCCCCACCACAGCATACGCAAATCTGCGACATGAAATCCGCACGGATCGATTTCCCGGACCCTGAAACGACAGCTTCTCGTGCACTTGTGGTGGGGGGGCCTCGGGGCGGGGCTGACCGACCAAACCCGGCGAAACCGTTGGCGGAGGAGGTGTCCGCTCCAAGCCTGACGTTTGTAAAAATAAAAACGCAAAATCAGATACTTGGAAAACTCGCGCGCCGCAAAATGTGTTGCAGTGTGTGTTGCAAAATCTGATTGTCACCTTCCGTGTCACGATGACACGAAACCCGCTTTCCCGCTATCCTGAAATGAGTAACCCGCCCCCTCTGCGAAAGGGACGGACTACCTGAAATTTGGCGTGCGGGACCGGCAAGTCCCCGCGCCGTGGCATCTAAGAAAGGCTGAACGATGCAGACTAAATATAACCCGAAAGCCCACGAAGGCCAAGTCTCTGACAACCTTCAGGCCGCCCTTGATCTGGCCGCGAAAGGCATCCCCGTTCTGCCTTGGCATTGGGTGGATCGCGGCGCGAAGCGAGAGAAGGTGCCCCGGATCACCGATTGGCCGAACAAAGCGACGACCGACGCCCGGCAAATTGAGCGATGGTTCGCCAAGTGGCCCGACGCCCAAGTCGGCTTTGTCACGGGCGAGCGTTCGGGTATCGACGTGGTGGACCTAGACCGGAAGCATGGGAAGGACGGCGTGGCGGCTTGCGAGGCGGCTGGCATAACCGTGGACTCGCCCGTCGTGATCGAGACCAGCACCGGCGGCTTGCACCATTGGTGCGCCCACGTGCCGGGGCAATGCAGCGCCCAAGACCTTCTGGATGGCGTTGACGTTCGCGCCAATCGTGGCTGGGCGGCTGCACCGGGCTCTGACGGCTATCGCTTCGTTTCGGGCGACGTGGACCTCTGGGCCGACCTTCAGAGCTTCGGTTGCGCGCCCCAATGGCCGGAAGGGCTTGAACCCCAGACGCGGCCCGAGGGGGCCACCTTCGAGCCGGTGGGCATCCCCTTTGAAATCCTCTCTGAAGCCGTGTTGTCCATCCCTAAAAAGGTGCGTGAACAGCTCTACGGCACGGAGGGCGCATGGTTCGCTGCCATTCGCGCGATTCACGACGAAACGGGCGGCAGTGAAGAGGGGCGCGAGCTGGCGCACAAGTTCTCGGAAGGCTGGGGCGGCTACAGCTTCGAAGAGACCGAGGACAAGTGGAACCGACCCAATACGCACACCGGGGCCAAGGCGAGCGTCATGGGGCTGATCCGGGTGGCGCAGCGCGCCGGGTGGTGCAGCGAAGCCTTTGACGCATGGCAGATTGCTGACGACTTCGATGACTTGCCCATGCCCGAGACGGGGGCCGAGCGCGTCGATAGTTTGGTGTTCCTGAGCCCGAGCGATTGTGCCGCCACGCCAGCCCGTTCCTACATCATCAAGGGACTCCTTGCTCAAGGCGACGTGGCGGCCATTGTGGGCGCTCCGGGGGCGGGTAAGAGCCTCTTCGCGCCGCGCCTTGGCTACGCCGTGGCCCAAGGGGCCGAGGTCTTCGGGCGGCGCGTGAAGGCTGGTGGCGTCTTCTACGTGGCAGCGGAAGACGGGCACGGGATGCGCGGGCGCGTGCAGGCTTTGGAAGCCGAGCATGGCGACGCACCCGACTTCAAGGTGGTGGAAGGAGTCTCCGATCTTCTGAGCAAGCAAGGCCAGCTCAAGGCCCTGCAACGGGCGGTCAAGGAGCGGCGGCCTGCGCTTGTCGTGATCGACACCTTGGCCGTGGCGTTCCCGGGGCTGGAAGAAAACGACGCAAAAGGCATGGGGCAAGTCGTGGCGGCTGCCCGATCCCTGACCAAGTGGGGGGCGGCTGTCGTGCTGATCCACCACGACACGAAGGCAGGCGACGGGCTGCCCCGTGGTCATAGCCTCTTGAACGGCGCGCTGGATGTGGCGCTCTACCTCAAGAAGGAAGACGGCGGGGTGAGCGTGAAGCCGTCCAAGAACCGCAACGGCACGACCGAACAAGAGTTGGCCTTTACCGTGGGCGTCCGGGAAATCGGCACCGATGAAGACGGGGACGCGATCACGGCGGCGATCTGTGAAGAGGCGGACAATGCCAGCCGTGCCCGTAGTCCGCAACTTACCGCCAGCGCCCGCGCGGCTCTTTCCGTTCTTCGCGATCTGGGAAGAGGCACAATGCACGTGCCGGAAGAGTCTTGGCGGGACGCCTGCATTGGCGGGCGCGAAGTATCTGCTTCTGACAATGCGGATTCGCGACGCAAAGCCTTCAAGCGGGCCGTAGAAAGCCTGACCCGGGAAGGAGTGGTCATTTTCGCAGACGGCAAATTCGTGGAGCGGAAACGCGACAACGAACAATTCACCGAGGACTTTGACGATGTGTAGGACCGGACAGACACGGACATTGCCGGACATGTCCAGTCTTGTCTGCCGGGCAAAGGTGGGCGCGAGGCCGGACAGACACGGACACACCCCTTTAGGGGTTTCCGGGTGTCCGGTCTGCCCAAGCCCCAGACATTGCAGAGCTGAGGGAGATTACCAGATTTCCCGGCTTTACCGGCGTTCCCGTGTGGGTCCTTCCCCCTCTGGGCGCGTCGGGGGTGGCGGAGAGTCCCAAAGCCGCAGGCTGCACAGGAAATTTCAAATGGGAAACCCGGTTTTTCCCGAATTTACCGCCGTTCCCGCCGTTCCCAACTTTCCCGAGAGGCCCGCATGATCCCCAAGACTGAAATGGCAGAAATCGACGCGCTGGTGGGTGGCCCGGAGCCCGAAGGCGTGACCGCTGGCGAGCTGGCGGAATGGCTCGGCCTGACCGCTAACCGCGTCTCGGCCCTCGCCCGGGAAGGCGTGATCCCCCGGAACGCGGACAAGCGGTTTCCGCTCCGGGCCGCCGTCAAAGCCTATTGCGACCACGCCCGCGCCGGGGCCACTGGCCGCCGTGCCGACGCCGAGCTGGCCGCCGAAAAGCTCCGGTTGGCGAAAGAGAACGCGGACAAGCTCGCCTTCCAGAACGCCCGAGCCCGTGGCGAGCTGATCGCCGCCGCCGAGGTGGAACGTGAATGGGCTGGCGTCTTGCGGGACGTGCGCGCCGCCTTCCTCGCTCTGCCGAGCCGGGCCGCTGGCAAGCTCGGCCACCTGACCCCGCATGACCTTGCCGCGCTGGACGCCGAAGTCCGCGACGTGCTGATGGAGCTGGCCGAACATGACTGACACCCTGACCCGCACCCGCCGCAACGCTATGGCCGCGCTGAAGCCGCCGCCGCGCCTGAGCCTGCCCGATTGGATCGAAGGCACCATGCGGCTGCCTGAAGGCGTCTCGGCCACCCCCGGGCGTGTAACGCTCTGGCCGTATCAACGGGGCATCGCGGAAGCCATTTCCGACCCGCTCATTGAGCGCGTGACCGTGGTGAAGCCGGTGCGCGTCGGACTGACCACGCTGCTTTCGGGCACCGTGGCCGCCTACATCGCCAATGAACCCGCGCCGATCATGGTCTTGCAGCCGACCGAGGCGGACGCCCGCGACTACGTGGTGAGCGATCTGGAACCGATCTTCTCGGCCACGCCCGAGCTGAAGGGGCTCATGTCTGCCGAGACCGACGAAGCCGGGCGCAACACGCTGCTGTCCCGGCGCTTCCCCGGTGGCAGCCTCAAGGTGGTGGCCGCCAAGAGCCCCCGCAACCTGCGCCGCCACAATGTCCGCGTCCTGCTGATCGACGAAGCCGACGCGATGGAGCCGGGGGCCGAGGGCTCGCCCCTCACGCTGGCCGAGCGCCGCACCCTGAGCTTCCCCAATCGCAAGATCGTGCTTGGCAGCACCCCGACGCTTGAGGCCACGTCCAACGTGCTGCGGAGCTACGGCAACAGCGACTCCCGCGTTTATGAGTGCCCGTGCCCGCGCTGTGGCGACTTCCATGAAATCACGTGGGCGGACATTCAGTGGCCCGAGGGCGAGCCCTTGAAAGCTGCCTATGTCTGCCCGAGCTGCGGGGCCGTGACCGAAGAGCGGCACAAGCCCGCGATGGTGGCCGCCGGGCGCTGGCGCGTCACGCGGCCTGAGGTGGAGGGCCACGCCGGTTTCCGGCTCAACGCGCTTGTGTCCACGCTGGCGAACGCCTCTTGGGGCAAGATCGCCCAAGAGTTTCTTGAATCGAAGGCGCACCCCGACAAGCTGCAAGTCTGGACCAACACCCTCATGGGCCAAGGCTGGCGCGAGGCCGCCGAAGAGATTGATGACGCGGCACTGGCCGCCCGGGCGGAGCCTTTCGGGCTGCCCGACGCGATCCCGGGGGACGTGCTCTTTGTCACATGTGGCGTGGACGTGCAGCGCGACCGGCTGGAAATGGTCGTCGTGGGCTGGGGCAGGGATGAAGTCTTCATCTTGGCGCAAGACGTGATCTATGGCGACCCGATGGGCGACGACGTGTGGGTCGAGCTCGACGACGCCCTGCGCACCATCTGGAAGCACCCCAAGGGCGGCTTCCTACGGGTGGACGCCACGGGGATTGACGCAGGCGACGGCGTGACAATGGACCGAGTCCTTGGCTTCTGCCGACCTCGTATGGGCCGCCGCATCTATGCCGTAAAGGGGGCATCGGGCGACCGGCAGGCGATCAAGGCCAGCGACACGCGGGGCGCGCGGCTCTTCATCGTGGGCGTGGACGGGCTCAAAGGGCAGCTTATCAACCGGCTGACCCGCGGCCGCTCTGTCCGCTTCTCCGACACGTTGGAAGGGCGCTTCTATGAGGAGCTGGCGTCCGAACGGTTGGTGGTCCGCTATCGGCGCGGTGCCCCCGTCCGGCAATGGGAGCGCACGCCCGGCCGACGCGCGGAGTCGCTGGACTGCGTGATTTACGCCATGGCCGTCCGGGCGCTGGTGAACGCCAGCGTGGACCGCCGCGCCGAAGAGGTTGAGGCCGTGACGGTGGAAAAGAAACCCGCTACGGTGGTGCGGTCAAAGTGGCTGAGTGGGCTTGCTTGAGGCGTGGCGGTGTTGCAAATTTCACAGCGCTGTGTGCGACGAGGAGTAGCATTTAGCTAAAGTCGTATTGACACGGTGTGTGCCGTGTTTAGCTATAGCTTAACGAAGAGTCGGGCAGACTAGTTTGGTTGACGGATACAAGAAGGTCTTCTGGGGTGCTCATTGCGAAATCTGGTTCGCGCCTAAAGCGCTGGAAACATACAACAATGCCCCGCCAGAAGACAAAGCAAGGATGGAGCGAATTTTGGATCACCTTTGCGAGCATGGCCCGCAGGACTTGAACAATGAACAGTTCAAGGCTGAGGGGCGTTTTGCTTGCTCTGGGGGCAAGAAGGCGATGGTTTACGTAGCGAAGTCCTACCAGCTACGCATCTACGGGTGCTTCCAAAAAGGTCCTCCGAGAGCGCTGATGTGCTCGGAGGGCGTGTTCAAGAAGAACAATAAAGCTGACCAAAAGTTGCTCAAAAGAGTGGCGAAGAATGTGGGAGATTAGAGATGGCCATCAATAAAGAGCTGCTGGGGCCGCAAAAGGGCGAAGAAGAAGCCTATGCGATCGAGGCTTTGGTGTTTTCTACGCAGGTGGCACTTCAGAAGGCAATGAATCGTAAGGGGATGAGCAATAGGGAGCTTGCAGACCGCCTCGGAATGACGCCTGCACGCGTTTCGCAAATCTTTTCTAGCAATGGTCCCAACCTGACGTTGAAGACTATCGCGCGCATTGCTCATGCACTTGGCGATGACTTCGAGCTGGTCAGAAAGCAGGATATTCGCGGAACGTTGCCCGAAGAAAGAGCTAAAGAGTTCAGGTCCGTTGTGTTGCATGTCAATCCGCGCCTTTCCCCGTCGGTATGGCAGGAAAAGGCAGCTAATTCGACCGGACCCAACAAGCGTGATTTGGCCGCGTGATGGTTGAAAATACCAGTATTGAGCAAGACGTCTCGGCGGGCGATCCCGCCGAGTTCGACAATGACATCTATGCCAAACTCACTGTCTCGGCGCGGTTGCGAGACATCAAGCTCATCAGCTCTGACTACTCTGTCAAACCAGAGGTTTTTGAAGCGCTTGAAGACCTTGAGAACATGGTTCATGGCTTTTCTGGAGAGCCGAGCGGCTTCTATTTCGATGAAGAGACGGGTCTACTGATTGGTCAGTATCGTTGGAATGCGGAAATAAAGCTGGGACGGAAAAAGGTTCTTAAGCTCGTCTCTGAGTACCTTGTTGCCTACAACGGAATGGCTGACTTTGATGAAGGCTACGTTAGGTTCTTCTTTGAGAAAGTCGGCCGGTTTGCAACCTACCCATATTTTCGTGCGGAATTTAGTCAACATAGTTCCGCCTCTGGAATTATGCTGCCGCCGCTTCCATCGCTGAATGAGCGAGTAGACTGAAATCGAGAAATGGCAAGGCGGCGGGCATAATGACCCGCCGTTTTTGTGACGTCATAGTGAATCTTCACTGGCGGCCGCAGTACTCACGGTGCAGCCGGTCAATCTGTCGGTGCAGTTTAGCCCGCTCTTCCGGCGGCATGTTTTCCACGTCGCCCCACCGCTTCCACGCCGCTTCAATCAAGGCGTCCTGTTCTTTCTCGAACGCCTTGCGCCGCTGGCGACCGGACCGCACGACGCTATTTTGGCCTTTGCGTTGGGAACCGTTCATGGTTGCGAGCCCGGCAAGGCCGAGCCGCCTTTGGTAAAGCGAGTGCATCTGATTGTCCTGTTTTGCGGGCGGCGGCCGGAGTGAGGAATCCCCGGCCGCCTGTGGCTTTTCGCGGCCCGCACTCCGCATCCGGGCCACGACTCGACTCATAAACTGAAAAAACGGATTTGACAACTTCCGAATCCTTTACTTCCAACATTGCTGCTCGTATGGTGGCGGGGCAACCTATGGAGGTTTCCGTGACCAAGACCTTTACCGCTGCCCAGCTCGGGCAACTCATCGCAAGCGAGACCCTGTCGCCTGACTCCGCTCGCCTGCGCATCAAGAATTTTGTCGCCAAGGGCTACATCGTCACCCGCCAACGCTCCGATAGCGATGGCAGGGGCACGCTACTTTTCTCGATTGGCGATGCCCTTACTGCCGCTGTCCTGTCCCGCATGGTGGACCTTGGCGGCCTGTCGAAAGCGGCCATGCAAGCCGCCGCCACACGTCTTCAGGCGTGGAAGACGGACAGCCGCAACCCCGCCCGCGCCGAAGTGGGGCCCGACCTCCCGCACCCGCCCGCGGAATCCCCGGCGCTTCGGCTGTGGGAAGAATACGAAGCTGCCCCCGATTTTCATGTGTCTTTGCATCTTCGCTGGGCGGAGAAGCGGGGCGCGGTCAATTGTGGGGCTTATCTGTCGCTTGGCGACGGTGAGTATTACGGTCGAGCGCCCGACGTGGAGCCGATGGCCGACCTTCTGGTGCCGGTCACGCCGCTCTTCCCGGAGCTGGCGGCACGTATCGACCGCATGGGGAAGGCGCACTAAGCCATGTCCCTGCTGTCCCGCCTCAATCCCTTCAAACGCGACGCGGCCCCGGTTGCCGTCCGATCCTTCGAAGCGGCTGCCGGTGGCCGTCGCGGCGCGGGCTTCGGGCGGCACTTCGGCTCGCATGGCACCGAGACGCTGGCCGCCGCCATTCCGGTGCGCGCCCGGGCTCGGCACGCCTATGCCAACAACGGCTATATCCGCAACGCCGTGGACGCGATTGTGGCCGAGGCCGTGGGGGCGGGCATTGAAGCCAATTCGGCCTATCCTGACAAGGATCTGGCCGCGCTTATCGACAAGGCGTTTCCCGACGCCGATCTGGACGCCGAAGGCCGCACCGACTTCCGGGGCATGACCGCCGCCGCCGTGCTGGCCGAGATCGTGGACGGGGAAGCCCTCTTCGTGGCCGAGAACCGCGACGGGCGCACCGTCTGGCGGCAATACCCTGCCGAGGCTCTGGACGAGTCCGACACCCGCGACTTGGGTGACGGCGGCTATGTGGTGGCGGGCGTGGAGTTCGCCGCTAATGGCACGCGCCGCGCCTATCACTTCCGCCCGGAACGCCCGACCGATCTTTTCCCGACCGCGCAGGAGTCCATCCGCGTTCCGGCTGAAGACGTGATCCACATTTTCCGCCAGCTCGGCCCGGGCCAAGTGCGCGGCATTTCCCAGCTCGCCCCGATCCTGCTGACCGTCAATGAGCTGGACCAAGCCCTTGATGCCATGCTTGTCGGGCTAAAAATCTCTTCCATGTTCGCGGGCTTCGTCACCGACACCACGAACATGGGCGGCGCTGGTGAAGCCTTCCCCGAAGCTGATGGCGGCGACATTTCCCTTGAACCCGGCGTGGTGCGCGTCCTGCCGGGCGGCACTGACATCAAGTTCGCCGCGCCCGAGCAAGCCAAGGAGTCCATCGCCTTCGCAAAGCTAACGCTCGGCCAGATTGCCGCCGGGCTTGGCGTGCCCCAGCACCTTGTTGACGGCGACCTGAGCCAAGCGAACTATTCCAGCCTGCGGGCCGGGCTTCTGCCGTTCCGGGCCAAGGTGGAGCAATACGTTTACCACACGCTTGTCCCCCAATTCCTGAATCCGGTCTTCCAACGCTTCGTCACCGACGAATACGTGGCCGGGCGTCTGGACGTGGCCGACCTTGCCGCCGCGCGCAAAGCCGAATGGCTGCCGCCGCGCCCGATGCAGGTGGACCCTCAAAAGGACATGGAGGCGGCCCGCGCTGCCCTCGAAATGGGGCTGACCAGCCGCCGCCAAGCCGTCGCGCAACTCGGCTGGAACGTGGCCGAGCTGGACCGCGAGATTGCCGACGACCGGGCGCGGGAATCCGAGCTTGGCCTGTCCTTCAGTAGTGGAGTCTCGAATGCCCCTCGATAACCTGCTTACGAGGGCCGCCCAGACTCGCCCCAACAGCTACGACCCTGAGACGCGCACCGTGTCCGCCGTGATCGCCACGCCGTCGCCCGTGACCCGGCGCGATGCCCGGGGGGCGTTTCTGGAGGTGCTGACCGCCGACACGCTGGACCTGTCGGGCGCTGACGGGCTGCCCGTCCTGGACTCGCATCGCACCGCCTCTGTCCGCGACCAGCTTGGTCGCGTTCGGTCCATCGCGGTGGAAGGCGACGCCGTGGTGGCCGTCCTTGAAATTACCAGCGCCGAAGACGCGGCCCCTGTGGTCCAGCGGATTGCGGACGGCACCGTGAGCGGCGTCAGTATCGGCTATCGCGTCTCGGGCTGGACCGAACGGAATACGCCGCAAGGCCGGGTGAAGAGCCCGACCGGGTGGCGTCTCACCGAGGTCACGTTGACCTCTAATCCGGCGGACCCGTCCGCCCGTCTACGGCAGAAAGAGGAACCCATGCCCGAGACCATCGAAACCCTTTCGCCGCAAGAGGCGGAAGCGCAACGCCGGAGCGACATCCGGGGGCTTGTCCGCGCTGCCGGGCTTGGCCCGGAGCTGGCCGACCAGCTCATTGACGACGAAGCCGACATGACCGCCGCCAAGGCTGCCGTCTTCGACGCCCAACAATCCCGCCGCTCGGCCCCCGTGGTCCGCGTGCATGGCTCGAACGAAGACCCGGCCACCATTCGCACCCGGCAGGCGGAGGCGCTGGCCTATCGCATGGGCGGGTTGGAAGAGCTGCCCGAGGCGTCGCGCACCTATGCGGACGTGAGCCTGATGGACATGGCCCGTGAGGCCGTGGAGCGCATGGGCACCAGCACGCGCGGCATGAGCCGGGACGAAGTGCTGCACCGCGCCGCCGCGCACGGCACAAGCGACTTCGCCCTGACCGTCATGGACGCGACGGGCAAGACCGCGATGGCGTCTTACCGGGCCGCTGAAAGCCCCCTGAAGGCGCTTTGCCGCAAGCAGACGCTCCGGGACTTCAAGACCAGCACGGCAATCCGCCTTGGCGAAATGGGCGAGCTGGAAGAGATGGCCGAGAATGGCGAGTTCACTGCCACCAGCCGGGCCGAAGAGGGCGAGACCATCAACCTCAAGACCTTCGGGCGGCGCATCGACCTGACCCGGAATCTCATCATCAATGACGACCTGAACCTTCTGAGCGACACCGTCCGCGCCTTTGGCGAGGCGGCTGCCCAGACGGAAGCGGCGATCATGGTGGCGATGCTGACGGGCAACCCGGATATGCGCGACGGCACGCCCGTCTTCGACGTCAGTCGGGGCAACATCGGGGAAACCGCCGGGCTGCCGTCCAAGGCGACCTTGACCGAGAACCGCGAAGCCATGCGCCTGCGCAAAGGCACCGATGGCAAAACCATCATCGACGCGCCGCCGCGCTACCTGCTGGTGCCCGCCGATATGGAAACCGAGGCCGAGGAAATCCTTGCCGCGATCCAGCCCGGCACCACGGCGGACGTGAACCCCTTCGCGGGCAAGCTGAAGCTGCTGGTGGAACCGCGTCTGCCGTCGGGCACGTGGTATCTCTTCGCGGACCCGGCCCGTCTCGCCTGCCTGCGCTACGCCTACCTGAGCGGGGCCGAGGGCGTCCAAGTCCAGCGCCGCGAAAGCTGGGACACGCTGGGGCTATCCTTCCGGGGCTTCCTCGACTTCGGCGCGGGCTGGCTCGACTGGCGCGGCGCGCAGCGCGTGGCGACTTCGTAATGGCCCTGACGCTCGACCAACTCACGCAAGCCCGTGACGCGCTTCTGACGGCGCGCGCGGGCGGCGTGCGGCGCTTCCGCGACCAAAATGGCGAGGAAGTCGAATACAAGTCCGACGCCCAGATGGCCGCCGCTCTGGCGTCGCTGGACCGGCAAATTGCCGAGCTGGCCGGGCGTCGGACGCCGGCCACCCTTCATTTCCGAACCTCGAAAGGAACCTGAAATGCGCAACTTTGTGCAACCCGGTGAAAACCTCACCGTGACCGCCGTGGCCGCCGCCAGCTCTGGCGATGGCGTCAAACTCGGCAATCTCTTCGGCATCGCGTCGGGCGACGCTGCCATTGGCGATCCGCTGGTGTTGGTGACGGAAGGCGTCTTCGAGATGCCAAAAGTCTCCACCGACGAACTGGCCGTGGGCGATGCGGTCTATTTCCGCACGTCCGACGGGGCTGTGACCAGCACCGCCAGCGGCAACACCAAGATCGGCGTGGCCGTCTCGGCAGCGGGCAACCCGTCCGGGTCCGTCCGCGTCCGCCTCAACGGCACGTTCTAAGCAAAGGGCCGGGTGATGGGACCGCTCGGCCTTTCAATGCGGGACTGACCATCCCGCCAGCCATGTGCGGCGCGTCTACTCTCCACGCAATGCGCTTGCCCTTGGTATCAACAGATGGAGTTGGAAGAACTGAAGCGGCTTCGTGAAGTCGCTGCAAAGCTGGTGGTGGCCGATCCTGTCTATGTCCCGATCTTCGAGCGCATAGAGTCCGACATTGCCGAGCTGGAAGCTATCGCCGCCAATGACGTGGTGGCACGGGCACGCGCCCTCATTCAAAGCGCGACGCGCTGAATCAACCTCTGCAAGTCTGCAAGGGACGCCCCCTTGCCATACCGTTCACGGTCAAGGGCGTGGCCGAAAAGGTCGCGCCTGATCCGTTCATCAATCCCCGCCGCCAACATCCGGTCTTCAAAGCTATGCCTCAACCCGTAAAGAGAATGTCCGGGCGTCTCCAAGAGCCTGTTGGCCCGGAGATACTTGTTGACCGTGGCCGAGAGGCTGGCGGAGCTGGTGCGATACTTGGGGAAGCCGTCGGGGCATTGCGCCATTGCCTTCAGGCTCACGCCTGTCAGGGGGATGACGCGGCGCGCGTTGCGCGTCTTGAGCTGGCGTCCAACGGGCTCAATCGAAATGTGCGGCGTGGCCGCGCCAAGCCGTATCTGATCGCTTGTGAGGGCCGCCAGCTCGCTCGGCCGCGCCCCGGTGTTGACCATTGCCAGAAGGATGCAGCGGGCTTCCTTGTTGAGCCCGTCCAGCGCCCCGACGGCCAAGAGCTTTTCGCGTATCCAGCTTTCGGAGAAGGGCGGGCGCTGCTGTGCCTCGCCTTCCTTGAAGCTGAGATCGGAGAGGGGCAGCACCAGCCCGAGCCGCTTCATGCGGTTCACGGTCTTCAGCACGTCGCCAAGGTGGATAAGGTCTTTGTTGCCAGAGTTGGGCGTGAGTCCTTGGTCACGCATCCGGTCAAACCACCAGTCGCGAAATTCCAGCATATCGTCGCCGGTAATCTCGCCAATGGCCTTGTCGCCTACCACGTCCACGAAGTTCTTCACGGCTTTCTTGCGTGGGTTTTCCCAACGGCGGAGCTGGTCCGGGCTCTTGCCAAGCGTCTTGTCCGCGACCAAGCCCCAGTAGAGTTCAAGAGCCCGAGTCACCGTGATCGGTGGTTCGCTCACGCCGCCCAGAAGGGCAGCCGCTTCGCGCATGTCCGGTTCGCCGTCTTTGCGGATCACGCCTTCCATGCGCTGCACCAGCTCTTTGCGGGGCAGCTCGGCCACGCGCGCCACGGGCAGATAGCGGAAGCCCCGGACGGCGGCGAGATTCTTGGCTGCCTCGAAACGCTTTTCCGCGTCGCTTGTGTCACCGGCAAGCCGGGCTTCCCAGCCCTCAACAATGTGCTGCCACGCGATAGGGGCTTTCTGTTGGGCGACGGTAAGGGAGTCCGTGTGCAGGCTGACCCAGATGCTCTTGCGCTCTTCCACGCCCTCATAGCGGCGCGGCACGCGCTTGCGCAGGTGGTAAGTGCTGCCCCGCTTCATGATGGTCAT